TTGAACCCGCCCTGCAGATTGCGGAACAGCCTTGACAGGTGGCAACGCCATCGTGCCCACGTCCTGCGCCGTAGCAATTGCCTGCGCTGACTTGGTGCCGTCGCCAAACGTTCCAGGGCCGAGGTATTTGCTGCGTGCGGACACCATGTCATCAATGGGCAGCAGGACAGCCGATTCGTTGAATGGGTCTACAGCATTAAATGCGTCAGTGACTTTCTTGCCTGCGCTTTTGTAGGCCGACTTCGCATAGTCCTCAATCGCGCTGCCAGCCCGCTGCGCTGCGTCCTGCACGCTCAGGTCAATGGGCGCGACACGCTCCAGAGCCGCCCGCAACTGCGCCTGTTGCGCACGCTCTGCCTCGCCTATGGCATTGGTTCCCGCCGTTTTCAGGGTGCGCTGCAATTGGCTGATTGTCGGGTCTTGCATGACCTGAGGCACGGTTGGTTTATATCCAGGTATCAATCCAGGCCCTTGCTGCGTGATCGCATCAGCCAGTTCCTCCGGCCTCATGCCAGCCAGGTCGGCAATCTTTTGTGCGGCTTTCGTCTCTACTGGGGCGCGCATATTGCGCACGCCACGGCCAATAGCGCCTGCCACCTTGCCCGCGCCCTGCACGGCTATGGGCAGCGCGGCGCCCAAAGCTGCGCCGGTTGCCGCGTCTTCGGGATTGACTGCCGCAGCCGTTACCCCACCCGTCAATGCACCGCCAGCCGCCCGCGTAGCCATACCGGCAAGACCAGTTCGCCCGCCTGCGCTAAACCCGCTTGAGGTGATCGCCTGCACCACTGGAGTTGATGCACCGAGACGAGCCGCAACATTGCCGAGCACGCCGCCAGCTCCCGCTGTACCCAAAATCTCCCCGCCAATCTTGCCGCCTTTGTACATCCACGAATCAGGCTGTGCGCCCAATCCCTGCAATGCCGAATCCATGTCAGCACGGCGCTGGCGATTCGCATCCAGCGACAGCCCCTTACCATTCAGAGCATCGCTAGCAATATCGACAGGGGCCAGCAAAGTAGCTCCAATGGAGCCAGCACCACGCAACAAACCCGCCGCAGCGTTGCCAATGCCCTGCATGACGCCTTTGTCTTTTGCTGGTTCCTGCTTGGGCGCTGGCTTCTGGTAGTTGGATTGCGCATATGCAAGCACCTGCTCCTGGCTGGCATCATCGGGCGCGGTGATTTCGTATGTGCCGCCGTCGGGGGCGGTGATGCGATATTTCGCCATTTAGTTGACCCTTTGAATGCCCCAGCCACCAGCAGCAGGCGCTTGAGGTGAAGCCGGTTGCTGCGGCATGTCTGGCACGGCATAGAACGGCACCATGGGGCTGTAATCAGGGTTTGCAGACACGGCCTGTACTTTTCGCTGGTGCTCTTGGTGGACATATTGGCCCGCACGGCGTGCGGCATTGGTCAGCACGCGCAATTCAGTGGGCGACATGCTCAGATCACCAGAAATTGCACGTTCTGCCAGCTTGCTTTCGCTTTCAGTGACAGCCCCTTGCCCACGCATCTGCTGGCGGCCTTGCAGCGTCAGCTGAGCAAGACCCTGCAATACGGCGCGCGTGTTTTCCAACTTTGCCTTTTGATCTGCCCCGCCCAGCCCGAGCGCGTCACCCCATTGCGTCGCAGTCAAGCGCGCATTGGCCCCCGGCCCGGTGATGACGCCACCGGATGCCAGCGCCTGGTCGATGGTGTTGGCCGCCTGCACTTGCTTGACGGCAGCATCGGCAGCACCCTGCGAGTCTTTCATCATCGGGCCGATCTGTCCGGCCAGGCTCTCGCCCATCTTGTTGTTGACCTGCACACTGGTGCGCGCAGCACCTGCGGACGCCTTCTGTTTTGCGTATTCCTGATAAGCCTGATTTGCCACGATCTGACCATCAGGCCCCACGCGGAATGGGTCATTCACCGAGCTTTGCACCTGATCCGGCGTCAGGCTCTTGTTAGCTGCCCACGCCTGCTGGCCGGTGTAGGGGTTGATGCCCGCCACCTGACCGCCGAGGTCTTGCGTCTTGAGTTCGGGCGCGTTCTGCAGGCCCGTGTTCTGAACGCCGCCGTATTCGTTGACGCCGTAGAGCCGCTGCGCGCCGTCTGCCCCCGTCACTGCCTTGATTTCCTTGATCTTGTCGCGCCCCATGTTGCGGATCGAGTCCCACTTGGCCGGGTCGGCGAAACCCGCCGCCATCAGCGCGGCTGGGCTGGCGTTGATAACTCCATCTTGCCCCGGCGTCAAGGCGACAAGGGCGTCCTGCTGCGCCTTGCGTTTTGCGGCCTCCAGCAGCTTGTTTTGCTGGGTGTCCTGCGCCTGCCCGAAGGTGGACAGGCCCAGCAAACCACCCCGGCCAATGGCCTGCATGGTGCTGCCACGGCTTCCCATGGCCCCCAGCCCTGCGGCCAGCAGCCCCTGCCCCATGGGGGACGACAGCAGGCCCATCAGGCCGCCCTGCTCTGGTGCTTGATCTCCGAACATTCAACCCCTCCCCATGCGTGCGGCGCGTTGTTGCGCCAGTCGTTGCGCGCCGCTCGTGTCATTGGCCCGGCCAGCACTGAGCAAGCCCGAAAAGTCTACGCCGCCGCGCCCCGGGATGCCCGCGGACTGGGCTTGTGGGGCTGGCGGATCGTTGAACACGCCAGCCGCTTGAGCCAACCCGGCGACATTGCCAGCCATCTTCAGGTTGTCTTTGGAAAGCAATCCACCCAGACCACTAGCCGCTGGCTCTGTCGCCGCCGTCAATGCAGTGCCTACGCCGGGCGCCGCCGTCAGACCCTGCGCGCCACCGGCCAACAGTCCCGAACCACCCGAAGCGCCCATGGACAAGCCCTGCGCCGCGTTACCGGCCAGCCCGCCCGCCGCGCTGGTTCCAGCCAGCAACCCCTGCCCGCCGCCCATTGCAGCCAGATTGGCCCCGGCACCTGTAGCGCCAGCACCAGCCGCACCGGCCCCGGCACCCAATGCGCCAAGCCCGCCCGTCGCAGCCCCCAGCCCGGCACCCATGGCCGCGCCCTTGAGCGGGTTTTTGTTGGTCAGCGCGCCCAGGCCGGCGCCGATGGCCATTGGAATCCAGAACATTATTTGCCCCCGCTTTGCTTGGTGGTGGTCGTGCTGCCTGCCGTGTTGCTCATGACACCCGTCATGGCCTGCAGCTTCTTGTAAGGGTCGTCCCGTTGCTGCTGCCACTGCTCATACGCGAAGTCGGCCCGGTTCTGTGCCTGGTCTTGATAGGTGTCGCCCGCCCTCATGAGTTGCGAGGCATCGTTGTATGCCTGGTTCCCGTAGCTCTGCGCCATGCCCAATGCTTGAAGCTGGTTCGCCTGATTCGTGTTGTAGGCGTTGCCGTACATCTGCGTCGCCACGTTGCCCAGGTTGTCCTGCAGGTCGCTTTGCGACTTCTGTTGCATCTGCTGCAAGCCTGAGTTGCCAAAGCTGCCGCTGCCCACCATGGCCGCTTCCATCTGGGGCTTTGCGCTCAGGTTGTAGCTGTCCACCACGGATTGCTGCGCACGGCCCACCATCTGGTCAAGATATGGATTTGTCTGCCCGCCCTGCAGCATCCCGGTCAGCGAGCTATTGGCCGCGTCCATGATGGGGCTGCCATTCATGGCGCGGTCGCTGGCCATCTGCAATGCCTGTTGCTGCGTGCCGTTCAGGTCGGCAAAGCGCTGGCCACCGTAGCCCTGCCAGTCCTGTGCATATAGGTCGTTGCTGATGTTCGCCACGTTCTGCAGCAGTGGCTTGATTTCCTCGGGGTAGGCGACCGCGCTGCTGGAGGTGCTATCGCCACCACCGCCGCCGCCGCCGCACACCATGCGCCCCGCCTCCAGGTGTGTCACGCTGGCCCCCAAAGGTTCGCCCATGGCGTAGAGTTGTCGTCGGCTGTAGGTCATAGGTCAACTTTCAGAGTTTGATAAAGCGGAACCCATGGAAGGTGCCGCTGGTAAAGCCTCACCTGCGCCGGTTTCGCACTGCAGCGCATTTCTGTGCAGCCGTTGGCCCGCGCCATGTCGGCCAGCAGGTCAAAGCACGCCGCCCAATGTCCGCCGGGGGCGTAGAGTTCGCACACATGCAGCGCCCGCACATTGGGCAATTGGTCGATGCGCGTCACAGCCCATCCCGCCGTCTGTCCGTCCCGGTCAATGCGGATCAGCGTGCGCTCTCCCCGCGCCAAAATCATCTTGAGCTGGTCGCCGGTGATCTCGCCGCCCGATGTATCGCAGGCCTTGCTGAGTTGATGCGCGCCATCGCGCCACGCCCTGTCCACAAAGGCGGGCTGGACAATCTGCAATTTGTACGTCATGTGCCCGTCAATCCCCGGTCTTGCACCCAGGTGCCCGGCTCGCCGCTGGCAGTGCACACCCAGCCCTTGACGATGTATTGACTGCCAGCAGCTCCCAGCACGGCGGGCGCACTGTTGCGCAGGTAGTCGCCACGCTGGTAGAGGCCGGTTGTCGGTGCCGACGTTGCGGCGTTATGGTGGCCGGTAATGCGGCCTTCAGACACAGCATTGACCTGCTTTGCAAACCCCGGCAGCACCTGCGCAAGCGACTTGGACAGCGTATCAATGTCACTGCCGAAGCGGTAATTGTCAGTTTGCAGTCTCACCGGAACCCCGCTTGCTTGAGCCGCGGGGCAATTCCGATCAGCGCGTAATCGCCCGTGCAGTCCACGGTGAAGCGATGCCACCGGCCCCGCTGGCGCAGATCAAAGGCCGCATCGTCCCGGATGGCGGTCGAAGCCTGCTGTGATTCGATGCCGCCATCGTCCTTGGTAAAGCCGGTAGCCGTGGAAGTGGCCGGAGACTTCTTGAGCCGCAACGTCAGCCGGTCGCACAGCGTGTACATGGATTCGTCTCCGTAGTCGCCAGTGGTAAAACTCGACGCACCGGGAATTCCAGCGAACGACACCAGCCTATTCGCTGCATCAAAGCCTGCCATCAACTCTTGCGATTCCACCCAGAACGGCGAGTCGTAATCAATGGCCGGGCCGGTTTCGTAGTCCGCCACCAGATCAGAGCCTGCATCGTAGGTGGCCGATGGCGTGGCATACCGCACCAGCGCCCGGATGAAGTGATTGGCGCGGCCCCACTTGTTGGTGGACGGGTGGTAAACCAGCCCTGAATCCAGCTCGCCGCCACCGGCCACAGACGGGAAGAAGAACCAGGCCAACTGGTTTTGCTTGTCCCAAAACGCCTGGCTTTTCTGCATTTGCTTGGGGTCGCGCACGCCCACAAACCAGTCGCGCAGCACACCCCGGCCAATGGGGCGCACCTGCACCCCGTCAAACGCATAAATGTCGTCGTCCCCGATGAAGTAGTGGGCCTTGCCGGTGTCGCACACAGCGTCTTGTCCGACACAGCCCACATCGGAATCCACTTGGGTGAAGTTCCACACCTCGGCAGGCCCGGTGAAGCGGCCCACATAAGTAGACCGGCGCTTGTAAACGATGATGTCATCGCCGAGTCGATTGGCTGCGGTGATTTCGCCGCCCGACTCCACCAGCCTGCCAGTGGTGCACAGCGTCGCCACATTGGGCGTCCAGCTGCTTGCGTTGAGGTAGGCAGAGCACCACCACCGGTCCGGGCTGTCTCCGTAGGTCGCGTTCGACGTGTTAAACGCCATCACGAATCCTTTGAGGACAGCCAGAATCTTTGCAGCTGGCGCTCCTGCAATCGGCGAAAAGTTGCCACCCGTGGCGATGCGCATTCCAGCCGAGCGGCAGGATGCCACAGTGCTGTTGGCGAACTGGTCCAGCGCCCATCTCTCGTCATTGCCCAGTGAAAATGGAGCGCCTGCACCTGAAATGTTGCTCCATGCCCCACCGCTCAGGCTGTAGAGCCCTGCGGTCGTGCCAACGATAGACAAGCGGTTCCCCGACAGATCAATCGCCGCCAGCGCGCCGCGCACATCACCTGGGGGTGGGGCCACGCCGATCGGTGTCACGGTCGGGCCAGGTCGCATACCCAATTCAGACGGAATCAGGTTTTCGCAGTCTGTCAGCAGTCCAGGCGTTGTCTGGTCGGCGTCCGGCGCGAAGCCCAGCACCTTGTTCATACTACCCCGCCCGACTGCACTTGCACAGGCGCGCCGCCCCATGCGTGGTAGTTGTTGGCCGTCAGCAGGCTATTCACGGCCATTTCATACTTCTGGTTGTAGCCTTGCGTGGCTTCTACGTCACGCATCCACACGCTGCCCTGCTCGCAGCATTTCCACAAATAGACGTCATAGTGTTCACGCAAGAGCCAGTTCGAATCAGACGGGAATGCAAGCTGTGGAAGTTTTTGCATATACGTCAGCCGGTATTCGCTGGCAGGCTTGCCGGTGAGGTGGGAGACATTTCCGATGCGGGTGAAATAAGGCCCGCTCACACGGTCGCGCCAGTCGGCATGGGGTAACTGCGTGAGCACAGACCCGCCCACGCGCAGTTCTTGCAGTTCCAGCATGTCAGCGGGCAAGGCTATCTCGCCGTCTGTGGTGTAGCCATCCACCACCACCGTCTGAAAGCTGGAGCGAATGCGCGGATCGCGCGCAAACTCGGCCTCGGCCAGGCGCACGAAATCCACCAGCACCAGATCAAGATCGGTGCGGTTGAGCCACTTGGCAACCGACGCGGCGAGTGATTCCAGCGTGGCGCCGGATGCCGCGCCGGCCGCGCCGCCGGGAACGACGATGGTCATAGGGCGCCCTTCCAGATGCGAAAGACTCCGTTTTCAGGGTCTTCCAAGAATTGTTTTGTCAGGCGCGAATCACGCGCCCAATCAGAGAATGTTTTGCCGTGCTTTTGCAGCCACGCTTCTAAAGCAGGAACCGGGATAGAGGCCACATGCTTGTCGCCCATCCCCGTCGTATGTGCACCCATGTTGTGCAACTCTTTGGCCCGCTCCACTGCGTTCGTAACGTCCGCCACCTTTTGAATGGTGACTTGCCCATCGCCGTGGTCGTGCCACACGGTGCGGCTGTTTTCAGTAGCAGAGAGGATTCGAGCGTGCATAAAAAACCCGCCCCGAAGGGCGGCTGTGTTCATGGGTTGGCGTCAGATCAAGGCTGCAGGTCGCGGATTGCGCCGCTGGCTGCGTCCTGCTTGGACTTGAGCGTCCATTCAGTGTTGATCATGTAGTTCTCCGAGTCGCCGATCTTTGCCAGCGGCGTCGCCTTCATGGGGCGAAGGGTCAGCAGCTCGAACTGGTTCGGATCCACCAAGAACACATCGCGGGCGCGCTGGTGGCGACTGTTGACGATGGAATAGCGGCCAAAGTCGCCCACGTACACCTCAACGGTGGCGTAGATCGTCTTGTCCTCGGTCTTGTCGAACTTGGTAGCCGCACCCGTGAAGGCAGACACAGTAGCGCGCAGGGCACCAGGCACGAACAACATGGTGGGGTCACCGCCTTGCTCCCAGCACTTTTGCGCCACGTCCTTGAGCATGGCCTCGGTGAAGCTGCGCAGCGTGCCGTCGGTCGGGGCCACGTTCGTGTCGGCGTTGGGGGCGACACCGGTTGCGCCCAGGCTGTTATTGGTCATCAGCCAGCCCGTCAGGCCGCGCGACTGCGGCGCAACACCGGCAGTCGGCGCAATGGCCGTGCCGTTGTTGATCGCGGCGAACTCGATGTCGCGCTTCAGCTCGACCATCTTTTTGGCCTTCTGGTAGGCCACTTCGGATTTGCGGCCGGCCTTGTCCACCACTTCCTGCGTGCCGGTCACGCCGAAGGTCTTTTCGCTGATCTGCGTGCGGTTGCCAACGCGCTTGGTGGGTGTCACAGCAGCCACGGCGGCCTGGTTGCCCTGCTCCACCTTGTTGTTGACAGCAGCGGCCAGGCCGTCGGTCTGCCACTCGGGGAAGGTGCCGGCAGCCTTGCCCTTACCAATGGACGACACGAACGGCGTCTCTTCGGGAGCAATGTTGTAGATAGCGTCGGCGAGGTCTTCGCGGTTGCCGACGGCGGAAAAGGTTGCAAAAGTATTTGCGATTTGAGGCATGGTATTTACTCCGATGCCGCCAGGAAGGCGGCCAAAGAATTGACGTCACGCTTGGACTGCATTTGCTTGAATGCCACTTCCTTGCGCGTGGATGGCTGCGTAGCGCTCCCTGGCTTCGTGGCCTTTGGCGGCGCAGCGGCAACCTTGTTTTGAACGGCGGGCTTTTTGGCCTGCAGAGCGCGCCACTGGGCTGCCTCGTGCAACACCTTGAACGTACGTGCGTCCGTGATGCCCGCCAGTTCCGCTTCGCTAAATCCATGGGCAAGTGCCGTTTCACGCGCGGCCTTGATCGTTTCAGCGCCGAAGCCAGGAATTTCCCGCTGTAGGGCTTCCATGGCCTGCTGCGTGGATTGCAGCAACCGCTGGGCCTGTGCCTGGCTCGATTGCTGCGCGGCTGATTGCAGCCCTGCCGCAAGCTCTCTGGCCTGCGCTTCGGTTTGACGCCATTGCGCTTGCAGGCGGCCTGCCTCGTGCGGGTCTTGCGCATAGAGCGCATTCCAGTCGGCTTTTTGGTAGACGTTCAGGTCTTCCTGCAGGCTCAACAGCTTCGCGTGGTCACGGGTCAACTGCTGCGCCTGCTGGAATTGCTGCGCTACTGCGGCTTCGGCCTGCTTGCGCTCTTCTGCCAGTGCCTGGGTCTTGTGGGTGTAGTCCTGCTGACGCAGGTAACCCGACTTCAGCTCGGCCAAAGGGGCTTCAATGGCTTCGCCGCCGGAGGTCGTCCACTTGACCACCACATCGTCGGCCGGGGCTTGCGCTTGTCCGGCGTCGTCTGCGGCTGCTTCTTCGCCTTCCGGCGCTTCGGCTTCGTGGTCGCTTGCGTCCTGCTCTGCGGCATCGGCTGCATCAGCTTCGGGGGCTTGCGCTTGTCCTTCGTCTGCGTCCAATGCTGCGGCGAGTCCGTCCAGCGTCGTGATTTCTTGCTCGTCCATGGGTTTTCAATCGTTGGTCTGGTCAGGTGTGAGCCCAACGAAAAAGGGGCCGCACTCCGTCGAATGCAGCCCCTTGTCGGGTTGTTCCTAAACTGATCAGCCGCTGGGATGCCTGCCAGCGGTCAGGGTTGGTAAAGGGTTATTCCGCGGTGCCGTCGCTGTAGAGAACCGACAGCGGGCCAGCGCTAAGGCTGATGCCGGAATACGTTCCTGGCCACACGCGCTCAGTGGCATCAGGGTGCGTTGCCGCCACGGCATACACATCGCGGCCGATGTGAGCGCCCTCGATGCGGCGCAGGAAGTCGTCCAGCGGCTCCACGGTCGCGGCAGGGACTTCCGGCTCGGCGGCCGCTACGGTCGCAGCAGCTGGAGCTGGTTCATTGATCACGGCCGGCGGCTCGGTGGGGTTTGCCGTGGTTTTTGCTTTAGACATTGTTCAAACGCTCCTGAATGGCAATGGATCGCGCCTTGAGCTGCTCGTCTTGCAGCATCTCGGCATGGGAAAGTTGGTAGTCGTTGAGGATCAGCGCGAAGATGCGAAAAAACTGCTCGGAACCCTTGAGGATGGCAACTGCCTGATCTCGCTCATCGCGGGCAGACAGCGGCAGCGAGACAATCAACTCTTTGAGCTGCGTCTCCACGGTATCCCGCGCCTCGGCAAACAGCGGATCAGTCAGCAGGCGCTTTGCCTGTTCGGCGCGGTAGCTGGCGTGTGCGTGGTCAGACATTGCCACCCCCGAATCGGTCGGCAAAGCCGTTTATCACTGCTGCCACTTCGTTCAACTGCTGCTCTCCCACGCCAGGTGCCTGCATGTTCTGATCCAGCATCGTGCCGCCCATGATGTTGATGGCCGGGTCTTGCATCTGCCCTTGCTGGCGCGATTGGCCCATCATGTAGCCAGCTGCCAGTTCCAAGAGCCTGCCGCGCTGCTGCTGATCCAGCTCCATTTGTTTGATCTGCAAGTCGTGTGCGCGCTGCTTGTCGCCTTCCATAGCTTCAAACTGCAGTCGCGCTTGTTCGAGCTGCTGCTTCTGCTGGGCCTGCTGCTGCGCCATCTGCGCCTTGATCATTTCAGGGTCGGGCTGCTGCTGCTTCGGCGGAATCTTGTCCGGCGACAGCATGAATTTCTCGTCGGCGCCCTTGAGCTTTGCATTCTTTGCCAAAGCCTTTCCGAACTCGTAAACCTGCTGCGGCCCCACCAGGCCAACGGCGGCAGCCTGCTGCATGAACTGGCCGAACTGCTGCAGCAGCATCAGCGTTTCGGTCTTGTCGCCGGTGCCAATGCCCACTTCGATCTGCACGTCCATCTCAGGACTCCATCCGCGCGGGTCGAACTGCACGAACTGGTTGCGCAGCCGCACCACGTCGGCCATGTCCTGGTATTTGGTGATCAAACGCAGCACCAGGCGGAACAACTGCTTTACGCCCGTCTCGGCAAAGATGCGCAGCATGAGCAACTGGCGCTTGTCTGCGGCGTTCATCACCTTGGTGACGCCCGTGGCCGTCTTGTTCAGCGTATCGCCGTCAAGCCCTTGGTTGTAGCGCGTCACACCCGTGCGGCGCTCTCGCATCCCTTGGATCATCTCAAGCCCTTGCAGGCTCTCAGAGGCTACAAATGCCGTCTTGATTGGCTGGATGGCTTCGGCTGCGTTGCCAGTGCCGCGAATCACACCGCCGATGCGGTTGCTGATCACGTCCTCCATGTTTACCTTCGCGGCCATGTTGACGTAGGTGCGCGGATTGTTCGCCAGATACAGCGAGTCCACATACTGCCGCGTCAACCCAGTGCCCAGGCGCTGCAACTCCACCGCAGGATCTGCCAGGGCCATGCCAATGACACGGTGCGGGATCGGGATGGGTGTAAGCACGGCATATTCGTGGCCGTCGCACTCTTCGTTTTCCAGCTCCAGATTGCCACCGGCCAGCACGCGACGCCACTCTGCAATGCCGTCGCCGTCCATGTCCGCACGGATGAAGCCCTCGAACAGCGTGACAGACTCCAGCGCCTTATCAATGCTGTCCTCGTCGTCGCGGTCAATGCGATCCGGGTCAACCGTTTCTTCGGATGCGTCGTAGCTCTTGACCTCGGCCACATCCTTGGCGCTGAACCCCATTTCGCGCAACTGGCTGCGCGTATAGGTGACAAACTCGCCCACCAGCGGGGCATCATCCAGTGTCTTTGCGCCTTTGCTAACAATCCAGCACCCCGGCTCGACGTTGTGCAGCTCCACGTTGCCGGGGCGCTTGCGCTTGATCGTGACATCGTGCAACTGGGGCAGCGGCTGGCCTGCCTGCATCAATTGCAGCGCCATTTCCTCTGGCAGCGGCATTGGCTGGCTGGAGGCAGCGATCAGCTCAACGCCTTCGTCTTGGAGCATCTGCGTGAGCTGCTCGTCTGTCAGGCTCTGATACTCCTGTTTGACAGGGTCGGGCTGCACCCACTTTGCACGCACCACACCCACCTTCGACAGCAGAGCGTCCTTGATCCACGTTGTGAAGATCAGAAACCCCGGATTGCGGTCTTTGATGATGTAGTTGACATACTCAGTAGCTTGGGAAGCATAGGCCTCGTCTTCCGGCCCGCGCGGCAGGAACTCACCGATGTTGTCGCCGCTGAAGAACGGCTCGATGAACGACGGCAAAGCGCCCTCCACCGTCTCGAAAACATCCCAGCTCACTACCTGCGAGCGGCCATCCACCTCGTTGCCCAAGGGCAAGCCCAGGTAATAGGCCAAGTTGCGCCGCTGCTCACCACGGATGCCAGAGCCTGCCCAGGTGTACGCCTCGGTAATCTCGTGTTCCAGCAGCGTGCGGAACGTCTCGTTTGTCATTTTCGCCATCAGACGATCCCTATGGATTGGTAGTTCAGCGGTGCCGCCGAACCCCAGCTGTCGTTTGTCAGTTGATCGGCCACGATGGCCAAGTATCGGAAAACGTCGCCGCCATGGCTGTGCTCGTCGTGTAGTGGCCGCCCCGCTTCGCCCGTCGTGCGGCTCATGTGGCGGCGGTAGCGCTTCAGGTGTTCGACCAGCGCCTGCACGCCAGGCGTGTCGTTGAAGATCACACGCGGGAAAATCAGCCGCGCCTGCCGGATGCCCTGCTCGACTTCCATGCTGGGCGTCTGGCGCACATCACGGCCCAAGGCGGATAGCACCTCGGCATCGCTTCGGCCCGTCTGGTGGCGCTTGGCAAAACCATCGTGCGGCAGGTAGTCGCTACCCCAGTTCCACCGTCCCCGATCCTTGAGCTTGTCCACGTAGTCCACCAGTGGCAGGCGGTTGTCCTCGATGTAGTCAATCACGCGGATTTCCGACGCCTGGCGCTGTACCATGGCAATCGCCATCGCATCGTTAAATCCCAAATCCCAAACCGTATGCACCTTGAGCAGCGGGTCATATGGCACGCGGCATATCCGATTTCCCGCCAGAACGGCGGCAATTTCATCGGCGTAGATCGCTCCCTCTACAGCGGGCTTGCACTGGCCTTCCCATACATGTGCGTAATCAGCGGGCCGCATGGTTTGCTGGGCGTGGATGCGCTCAGACTCCAGCGTGGCAGGAAACCACGGGTTATCTCCGTAGTTCATCAGCACCGACACCGCCCCGGCTTGCGGGTTCACCACCGCCATATCGTGTATGGGGTCAGTCTCCAGCTCAGGGTTGTAGCTGGCCCAAATCTCAGAGCCTTCTTTGCGAATCGTCGGGATGAGAATGGTCAGGCTTCGCTTCGTCAGCGTCTGCGCCTCTTCCAACCACACAATCTCACACCCCTCGAACGACTTGATCGAGTCGGCCGTCATGTCGGACAGGCCAGCAAAAAAGAACTGCGTGCCGTTCTTGCCGCGTATCTCGGTTGCCAGCACCTCGTAGAAGTCCGCCAGGCCCAATGCGGCGATCTGATCCGTCAGTAACTGGTGCACCGATTGCTTGATCGACTTCTGCACCTCGCGCGTGCACAGAATGCGCAGCTTCTTGCCCGCCCCTTGAATCAGCAGCGCGCGGGCAATGCCCCACGACTTGCCAGAACCCCGCCCGCCCCGAATGAATTTGTACCGCGCAGGCTGGAACAGGCAGCGCAGCTTCTTGGGAAAGCGCGCCGCCGTCTCTTTGGCTGTCACTCGAACGTCACCCGCAGGCTGTGATCTATGGGCGCGCCGTCCTTGCCGGTGACTTCGGTACGATTCACCTCAAACCCGAGAATCTTGGCCTTTCCCATGCTGGCAGCAACCATCGCGGACACCTGCGGGCGATCCAGCGTTGCGGCCATCTTGCGGGCCTCCTCCAGCTCGCGCAGAATGTCATCCACCGTGATTTCGTGGCGCTCAAACGTCGCCGCCTGCAATTCCTTGATGCGGGCCGCAATCGGGCCGTGCTTCAATGCCTCTTTGGCGCGGCGATTCACTGTCTCGGGCTTCATGTTCCCGGCGTTGTATGCGCGCCGGTACGCTTCGGAGGCATTGCCCGTCTCGACATAAGCAAGGGCAAAGGCCTCCTGCTTTGGAGTCAGGGCCATGGTGTTCTCTCTGTGTTGGGGGTTGCCCCATCGGACTACAGGGCTTGATCTGGCCCTGCTGGGTGCGTGCCGTCGCTGCCTTCGCTGATGACGGCTGGGCAGCCGCAGGAGTTACAGCGCACTTTGCCCGGTGCGCGCCGCATCAACTTTGCGGATGAGTCGGGGGTGATAGGTGTGGGCGCGCTACCAGTAGGACAAAGCCCGGTGTGGTGTGTGTAGCGGCCCACGAACAAAAAAGCCGCTTCGATATTGCTATCGGCGGCTTGTGTCTTTCGGCGGCTATTCCTGCGCAAGCAGGAGATATACGCGTATTCGCGCATGAAATGTAGCACAACTATGCGATGTTGCGCAACATATCACGCGCTTTATTTATTTCCTCGCAGGAAAGCTGGCGCGTCATAGCAAGTTCGCGCCGAACAACTGTATCTGGCACCCATGGGAACACATACAGCCACCGGATCAACGTGCGGCGCTTCGGGGGCAGCGCTGCCACTGCTTTCTCTATGACGTGCCCATCCAGCGAATCAATCAGCACAGGGATATGCGGATCAGCATCCCAGCCGCGTGGCGTCTTTGCGTTGCGGAACATTGGCTGCATGGGCCATGCTATGCGGCGCACTGAGACATAGCGCGCCCAGTTCTCCAGCCGCGCATGGATAGCAGCATGGCGTTCTGGTACGTAGTTGTAATCAATACAAACTTCATTATTCATGCTTACTATCCGCGCGCGTTAATGGGTTGTAAGGGTGCAGCTTTGCAGCGGGTTGCCAGCTCGGACAAGATGGCCATGGGGTTGCGGGGCTCAGTCTGCTTTGCGGTTTTCTCAATCGGCGCGGCCCTCTTGCGCGAGGGGGGTGTGGTTGCCATGGGCCTGGAGTCTTCTTGCTCCCGGCATGGCTGTCGAACACTAGAGGGGCGCGGCCACTCGCCCTCCCCAGCAGCCAGAGCTGCGCAGGCCAGCGCTACCAGCCTGCTGATCTTGATGGGCTTTCCCGTCGTGCGGCTGCGACCAGCCAGCCAGTCGGCGTATGTGCCACGGCTCACGCCCAGGGCCTGGGCGGCTGTGTCGTATGTCAGGCCCATATGCGCCTGCCAGGCGCGCAGGTCGGTGGGGGTCATGGGATGTATCGAGCTACGTGGAAAACGCACTCTGCACCGCGATACGCGCGCCACACATCAGCAATCATGAGCTTGTTTGCTTGCGCAGCAACGATGGGCGTTGCGGATTCGTTCAGGCAATAGTTGTCGCGCGCAGTCTTTGTTTCGAACTTGAGCAGCTGGTGCTCTTGCACGTTGTTTACGATTTGCTGCGTGCGTGTTGCATAGTGGGCCATGGTCTTTTTCCTCAGAGAGCCCTCTACCGGAGGGCTTCGGTGCAGTCGTTTTCGTCTGCATGGCTTCATTATAAGTCTCTTTTTGATACTTTTCAAGCCTTTTCTATAGGGAAAACCCTAATTTATGCGCGACGGCAGCTCGTCCAGCTTCGCCCGAACCCACTTGACCCCACCCAAGGTGGTGAGCTTGGCCTTTTGCTCGGGCTCAATTCATCAGCACCAGCTGCTTGCCCTCCACGTCCGTCGCCAGCACGTTGTTGCGCAGGGCCTTGATTTCCCGGCGTGCCTCTTTCAGCTCGCGGGCCAACTCGTGGCACAGCACCACGGCCCGGTTAGAGCTTTCGGCCTGGGCCAGATCGTGCAAGTGCCCGTAGAACTTGCGCGCGATAGTGCGTGCTTCTGCGGGGGTCAGCTCCAGGTAATCACTCCCTACCTCCAGCTTCACCATGCCGTCCGGCAGGTCCGTCGTGCTGATAGGGCGCGTGGCTGGGAACTGCTCGACCACCTCCAATTCCCCATTGCCCGCGCGGCGCAGTTGGTCTTTTTCGATCCAGCGCTCAACATGGTCATCCACCACCCCGGGCTTGAGTCCGGTGAGGTCGGCCAGGGCGCGGCGGTTGATGCGGCGCTCGGTGTTGCGCAGCTCGATGATCGTGTCCCAGATCAGATGCCCATTCGCAAAGCGGTCGCGCTTCGCGGGCTCATCGTTGGCAAGTAGCGCGCCAGGGCTCAGGTGTGATTGCTGTTGGGTCATGGTGGCTCTCCGCTGTATCATTCGATTGCTCAGGTCGATGACCGGGAGGCCCGCCACCGTGCGGGCTTTCTTTTTTCAGTCGTCCGGTACCGGCAGTCCCTTGGGCCACAGGCCCATTGCCTGGATCTTTCGGCGGGTATCTGCCGCCCATACGGGTTCCAACTCGCGGCGCAGGGCTTCGCTGCGCACCGGTGCGGATTTGGCGATGGGCGCGGCCGGCTCGGTGGGCGCGGCGTAGGTGCTGGCGCGCAATGGCGCTATTGTTTTAATAGCTATCAGCGCTTGACTGGTAAGCGCTGCGGCCTGATTTGAATGTGATTTTGTGGTGGGCGCGGCGCGCTTGAACGGCGCGCGCTTCATGGGGGTGCGGCGTTCATCGTTCAGCATGTTTCCCCTTTTTGAATGTCTTTCAGCTTTGCCCGGTAGGTGTCTCGCACCTCTATCAACCCCTCTCGCGTCCACTTGTGGTGGGTGTTGTCAGACTCCAGCGCTTCAACAGCCTCCAGCCCAATGCGGGCCACAAGGCCAATGCGGTAATCAACAGCGCGGCCTGCACCCCAGCGGTTACATACCTTGCGCTGGGCATGAGCATTCCGTTCATCAAATCGTAGATGGGACGCACTTCCGGTGGAACGGTAGTGCCCGCAGTCGAACGCGCCACCCACTTCTCCTGTCCCCAGCGGATTGCCGCAGCAAATGCAAAGCTGGTCAGCGTCTCGCGCACGGATGTAGGCATTAAATTCACGCTGGGCCTCTTTGATTAAGTCGGGGATGGTCTTGATGGCATCTTTCCTGCGCCGCGTCTCGGCCCGCTCTACCTTCGCAGCCATGCGGGCGGCCTTGGCGTCTGCGCGCTCCTTCTTCGCTTGCTGCGCTTCAAGCCACGGATCAATGCAGGCCGGGTGAATGCGCTGGCCTGTTTCGAGCTTTCCCAGGCAGTGGGGGCAGTTTTTTCTGAGTAGGCCCATTTTTTGTTTCTCCATAGCTACAGCCGGGTGACATGGGCATGTTTTTG